CGGCGAGCCTCCCACGCGGCGCGCTCCTCGGGCGTCATCGTCGCGGGATCCTTGCGCTTCTTCTTCTTGGAGTCGCGAGCCTCCTTCTTGGACTGCTTCGCGGCCTCCTGAACCTGCTTCACGGCCTCGCGCACCTTGGTCGTGAACTCCGTGCCGAGCGCCTTGAGCTTCTCGGACAGGGAGGACAGGAGGGCATCGGCGGACACGGAGGGCACGACCTCGGCGGCCACAACGGGCGCAGCCACCGTAGGGACAACGATCTCAGCCTTGGCCTTCACGACCTTCGCGGCCTTGGGTGCGGCGGCTGCCTTGGGTGCGGGGGTCGCGGCGGCGACAGGGGCGGGCGTCTCAGCGGTCTTCTTGGCGGGGGTCTTCTTCTCAACAGCCATCTTGTTTGTCTTAGTCGAAGTCTTGATGCTCTCCATTTCTAACGCGTTGATATACTTCTTACCACCCGCGGGCATGTAAATCGGTTTCGTCTAGCATCGATACAACGCAGAGAGAAGCATAAAGAGAGTCGTATAGGACTCCTTCTGCTCCGTGATAAGCAGCATGAACATGTAGCTCGATTGTAGGGCGTACACTCGTGCTTCCGTCGAATATGCGATTCGTATCATCCTATCACATCGCGCGAGCTGAATCGATCGTGCGGGGTCTGTCTCTCGCATCGCAACCCGGAAATCACCTTGTAGAAACCGGAAGGCAGTTATAAAATTGAGTTTCGTAAGTCGAAGGAAGATGCGAGGTTCAATACTGCCGTCAAACCCATTGTCTGCGAGGGTTTGACATATGACGTTCCATCGGTTTGTGAGTCGTTCTTCAAAGCGAGTAGGTTCCTCAACAAGTGAGATGCGATGACGGCGCCGATAAGCCCACATGGCTCGAAGACGAGTTCGCGTTTCCGCAGTGAGCGGAACTTTTGTGTAAGGGTTTGAGGGCGTGAGTGATCGAGTCGTCCACGACCACAAACTGTCGAAATGAAACCACCATGTCTTGCCGTTCTCCGTAAAGGCAAAGTAATCAAAAGGATGCTGACGTTCCTTCTCCTCACACGTGACAATGTCCTCGTCGTTCGACAAATCCGCCCGACGCAAAACACCGGGACCCCCTTGCCGAAGCCGCGATCGAACCAACCACCCCCGCACACACGCCTGTACTTTGCTAAATTTAGAAATCTTTCGCGCATTCACGGTTGCCCATAAAATGACTGCTTTCGATTTTGCGTGTCGGCCACACACGTTCAATTCGCCGATTGACTTTGCAGAACATTGGAGGTCTGATTTCTTGTTCTTGACAGACGCACACTGGGGCATTGTCTATTCTCGGGATGTTTGTCGTAAGTCATACACCAGTCAGGAAACGTGAGTAGAAAATGGAAGTCCAATCGCCATGACAGACGGATAGCACAAACAGACACAATGGCCACCAACGCAATCATCAACGTCGCATCTATCGACATCAACAAGGTTTCTATCGGCGAGATTCGGGCAAACAAGGCGGGTGGAAAGACGGTTCCCATCAAGTACAATGGCCAGAACCTCCAGCTTCGTATCCCCAAGATGATGTACTCAATGGGCGTGAACATCAAGGAGACGGAGAATGGAATGAACTACACGATGTCCGCAAGTCTGAAGAACTGCGATCCGTATGCGAAGGACGCCGCACCCGCAGACGCAGGCGAGGTCGGTACACTGTTCAACTTCTTGAAGGACCTCGAGGAGAAGGTGCTACAGGCAGCTGTGAAGAGCAGTGGTCAGTGGTTCGGCAAGACTCGCAAGGAGGAGATTCTGCGTGAGAGTCTCAAGGCAATCCTGAGTCCTTCGGTCGACAAGATCAACGGTGAGTGGGTGCCAAACGGCAAGTACCCGCCCAGTTTCCGGATGAAGGTTCCGGTCTACGACGGCAAGGTCAGCATGGATGTGGTTGACAATGAGGGGCGTGCTGTGACGGTGACGACGGACAACCTCGAGTCCGTCTTTCCCAAGCGAGTCGAGGCGAGCATCGTGGTGTCGCCCTCGATTTACGTCAGCGGTCAGGGATTCGGTGTGACGTGGCGTATCGGGTACGCTCGTGTCCTCCCCCCTCAGCGACTGACGGCCGCACAGGTGTTTGCGGATGAGATAGACGAGGAGGTCACGGACTCAGCACCTGCTCAGGCGACGCAGGTAGAGGAGTCGGTTGAGGCAACAGAGGAGGAGTCGGCTCCCTATGAGGCAGCACCTGCGCCTGCTCCGGCGCCTGCGAAGAACCGGCGTCGGGTTGTTGCGGCCGCATAGACAGGAGTGACCAAACACTGGAATCAGTAGGCGGGACGTAAACAATCATATCATCGTCCAAAAACAAGATTTTTTCCTTGGATGAAAAGTCGAGTGGACGAGGAGGAAGTGCGCCGGGATGCTCAATTGGAGTAAGTGACAGTTTCCCACACACACATCCATAGACACAGGGCATGTCTCGTAGCATGCTCGGTGTGACGATTCGAGTGGAACCGTTGAGACAGTGCTCTAAGAATGTCGAGGGCGTTGTCCATCCATTGGCGAGAAAGAGCTCCGCACTGCGCTGCGGCAGTGTCATCCAAAGCGTGTCGTGTGTCTCCCACTCCTCCTCCTGAAAAAGCGTCGCGAATGGATTCTCATAAAACCAGAGTGTCTGGAAATTCGAATGGTTGATCGGATCGTGCTCGACGCAACCCACTCGTTCCAACTCTTCGCTGTACAACCAATACACATTCGCATGCGAATACCGCTTGTCCCGTGATCCACGATAGACCTCGCGATCGTCAAACGTCCACAGATCGGAGACAATGTCAATGTCGCTTTCAACAATGTCTCGCGATGTGTCTTGGTAGAAAAACCCAGGGGACACAATCGAGAACATCCTTCTTACTCAAACTTGACACTAATCCGCACGTCGTGATGACGCACGGACTTGGTTGCGGAACGAGACAACTCGTGCCTCTTGCGCCGAGCCCCGTCGTCGGGCTGCTTTGATTGAAGAGTCACCGAGCATGCTTCCATGTCCGCATGAACATCGTCATAGTTGGTCTCCAGAAAATCAAGCACACCATCCTGGATCGCCCACTCAAAGAAATTGAGTTGACCGACGGTTGTATCGAGAGTCATGAACTGGATGCGCTTCCATCGGCAAAAGGGGTCAAACATCTTTTTGCTATACGCCTTCAAATGAGACTTGTACGCAAGATAGACAATCACATGATTGTTGTTTCTAGTCACGAAGGAGATGTTGTGCTTCTTGGCGTAGTTGGTCACCAACCAATCTAAAAGTCGCAGACTGATTTTGGACTCACCCGACAGAATCGAACGGACTCGCTCGAAATTGGTTGTGTTGGAATAAAAGGTCTCGAGACGATGGAGAACCCACTGCTCCTTGCTTTGAATTGTTTCCATCCTTGTGAGTTTGCGTTCGTCCTGTGAAAACACCTTCATGGAACCAAAGCAAGACAGAACAATGGAGGAACCAATGGACTCTGAGAAGACGCTCAATGCAATCCTGGAATACGAAGCAGAACTCATAAAACTGTATGGCACGATTGACCGGGACTCCTTCCAAGAGACTGAGACGGTCGCAGGAGCAGACCTGTCGGCTCTCGTTGAGCATGAAACCAATTTTGGCAAGATGATTGAGGAGATGTTTTCCAAGCTACCCGAGGAGAGGAAGTTGATCGAGGGCGCCGCAAATCATGAACGGTATGATGCGATGATCAAGTCCCTTTATGCGGATCTGAAAACGAACCTTCAAACGACAAGCAGAGTCACAACCAATGGAGCAACAACTGACGACCTGGTTGCTGGACAATCGACCCTACACACACTTGAACAGGCGAGTGAGGCACTTTGCGATGGTATGCCTCCAACTTCAGCCCGAACTGACCTGGAGTGCGACATATAGGCATTTCAAGCGACTGGCCAATGAACTGATGTCAGGAGAACTGGGGCTGCTATGGAGAAGGGATCGGTGTTTTGAGAGGGTAATGCGATTGTATGGACAAAGTGATCAGCGGTCTGTCGCGTGGTTGAACAAGAGGGGGACGATGATCACAGCCTCGGAGGTGGTCAAGGTGTTTGGATCGGATGCCTCTCGGCGTGAACTCCTCCTCAAGAAGCTTGAACCCCCCGCCACAGTCGAGTCAAACGGAGCGGGAATCCCCGCTCTGATGTGGGGTATTCGGTTTGAACCCATCGCAAAGGAGATTTTCGAGGAGACGACGCGTTGTAAGGTCTACGATGTCTCATGCGTGTCCCACCCCGACTATGACTTCTTGGGCGCATCCCCCGATGGACTCATCGTGCCGACGAACGACGATGTCAAGCGGTACGGTCGACTGGTAGAGTTCAAGTGCCCAATGTCTCGTGAGATGAAGCCTGAAATTCCGATTGCCTACGTACACCAAATGCAAATGCAAATGGAGTGTACGGGCATTGATGAGTGTGAGTATGTCGAGTTTCGGTTCAAGGTGGTCAAGTATACAGAGTGGGCGCAGTCAACCGACCGCAAGGGAGCCTTTGCTGTCTACGACGATGGGACGGTAGTGTACAACGTCACCCTCGCAAACGACGAATCGCAAATCGTCTACTGGACGCTCGCATCCATCAAGTCGGATTTCGTGCCGAAGGATCCGATGTGGTTGCCGAATGGAATTGCCGCGATGCGCTCGTTCTGGGACGACGTTCTCCGGCACAGGGCGGCCGGGACTCTACCGGACTCCCCGCCTTCAAAGGTCATCACACTGGAACTTTAAGAGATGACCACCACACAATACAAATGGAGGACGCACTTGGACCCATTGGCGCAGGAATGATAGGAGTCGCAATCTATGCTATTTTAAAGGCAGTGTGGTGGGCAGGTGAGTGGGAGACTCCACGCGAGCCCCCGGAGGCGACACCCCGTAGGAGTCAACGCATTGCGGCTCACAAGCGTCTGCGGGAGGACTAGCAACATCTCCACCACTTTTTACAAAGGGGTGCGAACTTCTTGTCCCATTCATCAATGCTGAATTGGTTGCCCATGCTCACATTACATCGGCTACAAATCGGTCGGAGATTGTGAATGTCCGTCTGTCCGCCCCGACTCTCGGGAATGTTGTGCCCGCATTGAAAATCAAACACAGTAACCTGATTCTGGCACCACGCTACCTCACATTTCGATTGAAACTTCGATCCAATGTGAACGAGCCACACCTGCTCTCGAACCGCCTTTGGTATTTTTGATTTTGTATACATTAAATTCTTAGGGAACGTAGCTCTTAAACTGATTCACCTGGAAGGGCGTCTGAGTCCCTTCAAGCGGACCCATGCTGTAGGCTGCAGGATCAAAGTGGTTGGTCGACTGAACGTAGGATGAATCCTCAAACTCGATTGCGCGCTTCTGTTGACTCGTGTCGGTCAACTCCTTCGTGAATGTCTCCTTGGACGAAAGACTCAGAATGTACACCACCACGAGAAACGCAACGACAAGTCCAACAATCGAAAGTCCGTATTTCATTGTTCAACCGCCCGAAAAAAACGGATGCTTTCCAATCTAGTCATTGAACAAGGTACAATGGAGGATACAGCCCTAGACACGTTGCGCACAATGCTTGGGCGCCGCAAGCTCGACACGAAGACCGATCGAGTTACGACAGAC